CACTAGGTGCATATGATGTTGTTGCATCAATAGATTCTTGGTCAGAGAACCGAATAAACATTTCATCTCTTGTGCTTGATGTACCAATAGTTGTTTCTGTTCCAAAAAATATTAAGTGTCTATCTGGAGTAGATACTAAACTAAATGAAGATGCTGTTGGTGCGTTTGAAAGTATTGCTGCTCTTGTACTTGTTCCACCCACTGGATCAGAATCCCATGTAAATGTTTCTCCACCAAATATAGTTGCAACAAGTTTATTACCAAAATTATCTAATGACCATAAACCTGGTGACGTTATAACGTCCCCTGACGCTGCAGCATTCCATGCAAAAAAGTCTGATGCATCAGTTACCGTATCACCACTTGAGTGTGACGCTGCGGTTGTACCGTTTGCTCCTCTAGTTAATCCGGTTAAACTACCTCCACTATTGCCTGTGTATGTAATTAATTCATTATTAATTAATACAGTTCCTGAAGAAGGAAAAGAAGTTGAACTTGCCATTGTTAAAGTTGTAACTGATGTATTAATGCTTGATGATAATGTTGAAGTAAATTGTCCTGTTTTAAAACCACCCCAAGGTCCAAGCCCCCAACCTGTTGATGCAACTTCAGTTGCTGGTCCAACAGGATAATAATGTTTTACTCTAATACCACCTGATGTTGTTGCACCAGATCCTGATTCGTTTGATCCAACATTAATAGTTAATGTTGTAGTTGATGGCACAGTTGTTACCATAAATTTATTATTATCAAAATTTTGAGAATTAAAATTAGAATTTGTTATAGATGAAAAATTATCTAATAATATAATATCAAATTTATTAATATTATGTGCAGATGAAAAAGTTAATGTTACAACAGCTGATCCATTAGTTGTAGTAAAAGCACTTGATAAAGTTGTTGTTGTTTTAATTGGGTGTATATCGTAAAAAATACCACCAGAATATACATATAAAATTCTATTAGTTCCAAGAGCCGCGTATTTTATACCATTAGCATTAACAAAATGGTGAATAGCTGTGTTACGTCCTGTTAAATCTACAGAACCTAATTGTGCCCAACCACCAATTTTTTCTGGCGTGCCATATCTAAACCTAACATTATCACCACTAACCCATTGGCCTTCACCACCGGTTGCGGTAACTTGTTTATTAAATCCTGGTGCAAATTTTACTTTTTGTAACATAATTATCTTGCGTTGTTAGGTATTTTTTTTGAATTTACAAAAGGTGATTCTGCTAAAGCCATATATACGTACGTTTCTCCGCTAGTATTTGTCCCTGTTCCTGAACCTCTCATTTTAAAACCATTAGATAAAAGATCTAAATTTTGATAAGTATTTCCTGTAACTTCAGCAGCGTCTGTATTAGCTGCTAAATAATCATCATTAACATTAAACCCAGCTCTTTTATTATCATGTAAAATCCAATCAACTCCAGTAGCACTACTTCTTTTTATTAGAAGAAAAGCTGGTCGAAATCCTAAATATACAAATGCTCCGTTGGCATTTCCATTTCCTTTGTAGGATCCAAACTTGCTAAAACCCTGTTTTTCACTCCATAGATAAGCTATTTGAGTATCAGTATTTCCATTAAGGGCGGCATCTGTACCAACTGTAAATACCGAACTTGTTGGGTCAGTATCATTCCAAAAAGTTGTAGATGTTGCCCCAATAGTACTATCATTTAAATAAAGTGCTTTAGTATTTCCAACGCTTGCATGGTACATACACCAATTTGAAGCATCTGATCTTCTTTTACCTAAAATTACTTTTGGAACTGCTGAAAGTGAATGTGATATTGTTCTTGCAGTAGAATTTCCGGTATAGCCAACTATATCAAACCCAGAAGTTGCACTTTCTTTCCAGCACCAGCCTACATAAGGCTCATTATTTCTATTAACATTATAATAACCACTTGCACCTGTAACTGTAAAACCATCACTATCTAAACTATCAAAGTGTCCATGTGTATTAGTTGTATCTTCTGCTGCGTTAGTATTTGTTTTTAATCTTTTATTATCTACACCTCTTACATCATCAACTACACTGTGCTCGTGACCGACATCCCTTATCTTTGACCACATCATGTCCGGTTGAAATCCAACTCCTGTTAATGATCTAGGAGAGGTTCCATCTCCTGTCCATAAAAAAGTAGTAAAATATTTTGCTGGGTCGTCTAAATTTGAATCTATATAATCTGCCATTTATCCTCCAAACTCCGCTAAGTTTTTAGTACATAATGCGTAAAATTTTTTTGCCTCACTATCGCCTGTAATATTTGGCGAATATTCAAATGAACCATATCCATTATCATCAGAAACAGCAGATGAAATAGTAAAAGCTGGACAGCCACCATAATTTGCTAAATATTCTCCATTATCATTTGCAGAAGCATCTGCTGCTCCAATATGATAATGACCATTTAAAGTTGAAGCGGCGGCAGTTATAGAAATTCCTGTTGAACTATAAAGCGTTCCATTTTCAGAAAAATATAATTTATTATTATCTAAATCTAAATAAACTCCAATTATATCATCATCTACAAAAGAACTTCCATAACTTGTAGTAGAACCATTATTAGAATAGTAGTGTGCTGAAGCTGAATATTTTCCATAACTATCTATAGGACTTGCAGTATTACCATAATAATTTCCACTTACTTGCGAATTAGTTCTTGAACCTATTCCAACTGTTGTTCTACCACCAGAAAGATTGTCACCAACTTTTGCTATTTTAAATTCAGCGTACCATTTTCCAGAACTAACAGCCATTGTACTTTGTAAAGCACCATTTGTATCAACAGCGGTTACACCTTTACAATTTCCTTCAGAAAGAACAAAAGCCGTTCCAGTAGATGTTCCATCTAAAGGATTAAATGTTGCAAAATTATTCGTGCACGTGTCCGTTGCCTGATCTGCTGCGGCTAGATTAGATTCTGTTAGATCGGTTCCGCCATTTTTGTCGTTTCCTAGATTACT